CCCCAGCCCCAGCCCCAGCCACATCACCACAATACCCCATCAATCTTGCGCTGCAACGCACACTTGGCTTCGTTGAGTCGTTCGAGCTCGGCCGTTAGGATGACCGCCGCCAGCCTGCTGTCGGCTAGCTCCTCAGCAATTCGACGCATCGACTGGTTCACAATCGACAGATCGACAAGTAGGGCTGACATGCGGTCGGAACGTTCGTTGTTCTTTGTTGCCTCGTTCATGGAGTTAATACCTTTCGCTCATGGCGAGCTTGGGGTGAAGTCGTGCCCGTACCCGTACCCGTTCCCGTCCACTAACCCGTACCCGTGCCCGTACCCGTTCCCGTCCACTAACCCGTACCCGTACCCGTCCCCGTACCCGAACCCGAACCCGTACCCGAACCCGTGCCCAGCCCCGTATCCGCACTCAATCCACATCATCGCACTCCCTCAACTCCTGAACATCAGCCAACCGTTTCAGTAACCGACCCTCCATCTGCTCTACGGCCTGCTTGCTAACGCCTGTAAACTCGGCGACTTCCAGGTACGTCTGAGCACCAGAATCAGCGACGTCCAGAGCGCACGTCTCAAGCATGCGATCAAGCAGTGGCGTGGGGTCCTCGTCGGGGCCGAGCCGACGCCTGCTAGGCCAGCACACATAGATGTCGCCCGACGCGCGTCCGACGTCGAGCAGTAGGTGGTGGCGGCAGCCTACGAATGGACATGGACGCTCCATCTCAAGGCACTGGAGTCGGTGTTTGGGTCGCTCGCTCACAGGTTAAGCGCCCTGGCGAGTCGGTGGCCGAGGCCGTTTGCCTGCACTGCCGACACCGACACATCGTAGTCGCCATCGTCGCATGGCGGGTCGCCATCGACGCCACGGTAGATGTTTTCAATCTCGATCTCGGTTCGCCCAAACAGCGCCGCGCATTCTTCTACCACAGCCTCGCCCGCAATGAATAGAGGCGGAGGGCTCCAATCGTTCTTGGACATGTAATACGCGGTCAACGGACAGCACGCTTCTTTGCCGTCACCGAATGCGTTGCGCACCACCCGCATACCGCGCCTCTGCGCCTCCGCGCAGGCCGCCAACAACTCAATCTCAATCTCGTCGAATGTCTTCATGCGGCTGTTCCTCATGCCTTCGCTCATGGTGACACTGGGGTGAAATCGTACCCGTACCCGTACCCGTACCCGTACCCGTACCCGTACCCGTCCCCGTACCCGTACCCGTACCCGTCCCCGTACCAGTACCCGCCCCCATCCCCGAACTCAATCCACATCATCGCACCCCCTCAGTTGTCCTTCTCGGCGTCGCCGCCTTCGTGCCGTTCGATGTTGTGTTTGACGATTTCAACCTTCACAATGCGCCACGGCTCCTTACCCCTAGGAGACAGAATGACTGCGCTAAGTACGGCCTGTGCTGTGGGGTAGTCGGACAGGCGCATGCAGCAGTCGTAGTCGGTTGCAATTACGTGCGTGCCGTGCGGACCGAATGACACCCCGCCAATGTAGATCGGACCGTTGACCGTCTCGCGTTTGATGACAAATACTTCGCTCATGGCGATCCTGGGGTGAAATCGTACCCGTGCCCGTACCCGTCCCCGTACCCGTCCCCGTCCCCGTCCCCGTACCCGTACCCGTACCCGTACCCGTACCCGTACCCGTCCCCGTACCCGAACCACCACCACATCACACCGCGCCTCCCACCCGCAAACACCCGAGCACGAACGTTTCGAAGTCTTGGTCGCACGGCCATGCGTTCCAGAGCAGTCGTGCTGCTTCTGCGAGCTCGGGACTGGGCGGTGCCGGGATGGTGTCATGGACGCATGCCGGGCATTCGCAGTGGTGGCCGTAGCCGGCGCGGCAGTCGCCCGGGTTCAATTGGCCTCGGTCCAGCTAAGCCACACCTTCGCCACGCGCTTGCGCCTGTTCTCGACAGAATCGGCTCCGTAGACCAGCTTCTCTACCGCGATGGCGTACTCGGCGGTTTCGCGCTTCTGGCAAGTGAGCAGGATGCGCTCGTCTCCGCGGTCACCGCGCTCGAGAATGACGTAGGCTTCTTGGCGTTGATCATTGTTGCCGCTCATTGCACCACCTCTTCATCCTCACGGTTCTCTCCGAACCATGAACCGATCCCCTGACCCACCTCGTCTACGCCGTAAAACAGCGCGCGCAACCCGGGGCTACATGCCCCCGTCCAGTAGACCACGACCTTGCCACCATCGCGCTTCGCCATACGCTGGGCAGCGTCATATGCGACATGTGCGCTAGTGGGATCGTAGAACCCGTGGGTGTGCTGAGGAGACGCGCGGTACCCGCTGTTCGGGCGGTGAACGACCTTCATGTAACCGATGTGCATGAGGTCCAGGATGCTCACTAGCGCGGTGTATGTCAAGGGTCGCGGCGCGTTTTTTGGCAGGGCCTTGACAAGTCGCCAGAGCGGACGTAGATAGGTGGCTCCAACCGGAAGGAACAAACCTAATGCGCCACCTCGTCTGGCTCGCGATCGACGCGAGCTTAGTCGCAACCCTGTGCATCATCCTGCGCCGTGCCGATGCACCTGGAGCCGTAGTTGCGCTCGCTTGCGCGACACTGGCGATGGTTCTAGTTAGGATCTGGATGTGCGAGTGCAAGATCACGATTCATGACGAGGCGTTGGACAGGAGTGAGGAAGATGACCGCTAATAAAACCGCTAGGCCGCCCGCTAAGCCAAAGAAGCGCTTGACCGCCGCAGAGAAGGCCAAGCGTCGTGTCGCTATCGCCAAGGACGTGCTTGCGCAACTCACGGCGCGCCGGTTCAAAGCACAGTCTGGCATGTATATCGTGGCGACCGGTAAGAAGACCTGCAAAGTGTGCGCGCTGGGTGCGCTGTTCGTGGCCGGTGTGGAGCCGGACGTGAAGAAGGCCGAGCAAGTCGCAGAAGAAAGTGTGTACCTTATCCGCAAAAGTCTCAGGAGCCTGTTCACCACGCCCGTACTCGAAGATGTGGAAGCGTGGTTCGAGGGCTCCGATCCTATGGACTGGGAGGAGAGGTACGGCATGTGGCTCCCGCGCGACACGCGCCGTTCCGACTTCTACCGCAAGCACCCCAACGACACCAAGCGCATGCGTCTCATCATGCAAAACATCGTTGACAACAAGGGAACGTTCAAGCCGGAGTTGCTTGTTTGACCGCTGACTCTGATCTCACCCCAATCCCAGTACCTATCGACGTGTACCCAGTAAACACGCTGTCGAACGCCAAGATGCGTGGCAAGGCGATGTCCTGGGATCGTAGCAACAAGACGTTCTACATCACATTCCCGTACACGGACAGTTACGCGTTCTCTTCGGTCACCGGCTGGGGGAAGGAGCCGCGGTGTAAGCACTGGCGTCTGTCTGTCCAGGACATGCAACGCTTGACAGGTGACACTGATTGCGTTAGGTTGGAACGTCGACCTAAGAAACCTACCCGAAGCAAGCGACAACCAAAATCAGAGGGCCCGCGCCAGGTCAAAATCCCTGGCGCGTGACGGGAGCAGAGTTGAGCGACCTAACGCCATACGAACCAACGTCACTAGATCAGGCAATTCATGTCTCTGCGCTGATTCACAAGTCACAGACCTACTCAAAGTATCGTAGTCAAGAGCAGATCTTCACCATCATCGCAGCCGGTCGTGAGCTCGGCCTGTCTATGATGCAATCGCTGCGGTCCATCTACTTCTACGACGGTCGCGTCACCATGTCGGCAGACCTCATGGTCGCACTTGTAAGGCGTCACTCTGACGTGTGCAAGTACCTCCAACTCGTAGAGTCGACGGCTAAGAAGTGTACCTATCGCACTCTCCGATCTGGAGAGCCCGAGCCCACTACTGTTACGTGGACGTGGGACGATGCTATCGCAGCCGACCTAGCCAAGAAAGACAATTGGAAGAAGTACCCCAGGAGTATGCTGCGCGCACGATGCGCGGCGGACATCTGTCGCGCTGTATATCCGGACCTGATGATGGGCGTGTACGACGCCGACTCTGGCGAACTCACCAAGGGAGATCCTTCGCCAACTGCGCACGTATATTCGCCAGAGGCCGCGGAGGATCTTGGTAGGCAGCTTTTGCTATCGAACTACAAGGCCGAGTTCGATTCGCTGACTGGGCTGACCGAGATTCGTGAGGTGTTGCGAAGGTCGAAGGACGATTTGCCCGATGCGCCTGCGCAGGCACTGGTTGCTGCGTGGGCCGCTGGGGCAGCGGAGCGGGTGGAGGGCGGTGCTGCGAAGTGAGGCGCTTCCTCCCGTCCGCTAGCAAGCTCGATCTCTTCGCGAACTGTCAATTCATGTACTCTCCGCACGCGCCTCGCTGGCCGCGACAGGAGATGTCCAAGTACGCGGCCTATGGCACTGCCCAGCACGAGGTCATGGAGCGCGCGGCGTCGCACGAGCCTATCACCGACGATGACATCCGTGTTATCATGCGCGATGCCGGAGTAGACGCTGGCGACACGGAACGCGGGTTTTTGACTGCGCAACATGTGAGAGAGTACTTCTCCGCGTTCGAGCACTATAAGAAGTTGTCGACGCATGTTGAGCGTCCGTTTGCGTGGGACGCCATTACGGGCGCGGTGCGATGGCTCGGTCCGTCGCGAGCGGGGCGCGACTACTCGCGCAAAAGCGACTCAGAGATCACTGGCACGCTGGACTATTGCATCGAGCCGGCAGAGGAAGGCGCCGCTGACCTACTGGTCTACGACCTCAAGACTGGCCGCGGCGCGCGCGAGTCGCACGTAGTGGACAGCCAACAACTGTTTTTTTACGGCATGTGCATGCTCATGCTGCATGGTGCGAAGAGTGTACAATTGGTGTATGTCCACGCCGACGAACATGGCATCATGGATTCGGATCGCTATGATCTCACAGCAGAGGCTGCCAAGCTGTTCGAGTTGCGTCTAGCCGCACTCGTTGCGTCTGTCCCCGCGTCGGTCCCTGAACCGGGCTGGCACTGCACAGGAAATTGGTGTCCAATCGCAGCGAACTGTCCGGCCACGACGAAGGCGCTAGCGGAGATCGACACCGCCGCCACTCCGTCGACGCCGTTCTATGCGACCATCCAGAGCCCGGAGCATGCGGCATCGGTTCGTCATCGCCTTCAGATGGTCAAGGCTGCGACGACGCATATCGAGGGGTTACTCAAAGAGTATGTTCGCCAGCATGGTCCCGTTCCGCTTGGCAACGGGTCGTTCTATGGCATCAAGCAGGCCGAGCGCGAGACGCTCGACATCGCCTTCCCGGGCGCGTACAAGGCGGCCATCAAACACCTCGGCCCTGCTGTCGATAAGGCCGTGACCATCAGTGCAAGTAAGGCTGGTATCGTGCAAGCTGCAGGCGGGGCTGTGCAGGCTAGGCCGCTGCTCGAAGAGCTACGTGCTATGGGAGCACTCTACAAGACTAGCTACGAGCGGCTTGATGAGTTCAAGCCGAAGGAGACGAAGTGAACTACCACTACCGCGAGAACCTCATCAAGCTTGGCGCCGAGTTCACGGGCGAGAATACATTCGTGTACCGTGGCAACGAGATCAACGCAGAAGACCTCGGCGACGAGAAGATCCGCCAGTTCATCATCGATATCGAAATGCATCAGATCAACAACGCGTTCAGCGCCATCAAGGAGTCTAAATGAGTTTGAAGCCAGGCCAGGTTGACGTCATTCCTCTCGCCGCCAACTGGGCAAAGAACCCCAACGGAAAGGACTACCTCGGTATTCCGGTCAAGGTGTTCGACACCGACGGTGAAGAGGCGGGTGAGATTCTCGCGCAGGTCTGGATGACCACAGACGCGGGGCGCGAGCGAGCATTCAAGACGCTCAAGGCCATTGGGTGGACCGGCGAGACGAACGAGGACGGTTCGCTCGTCATCAACACGGCCAAGCCTGTCCCAGCCCTTCTCAAGAACGACCAGTACGGGCTCAAGGTGGACTGGATTGGCGAGGCACCATTCGGTGCCACGATCAACAAGAGGGACAAGCTGACCAAGGAGGAAGCCGGTTTTCTGATCGAGGAAGCGCGGCGGGCGATGGGCTTCGATAACCCGCTGTAACCACCGATACGATTCCCCGACTGCCCCAATAGCAGCGGGCGCGACACCTGCTAACAAACAAGTGGTGCGACAGCCGGAGAGACGGCGTTACGGGAGTTGGCGGAACGGAAGACGCACTGGGGTATGCCCAGCTTGGAACCAGAAGCTAGACTATGGTCCCATATTCCACGTTCGACTCGTGGGCTCCCGACCGTAGTACATTTTGGAGTGTAGCCAAGCTGGTAAGGCACCGTCCTGTTAAGACGGACAACCGCAGGTTCGAATCCTGCCGCTCCAGCCCCGTGGGATCATGACCGGAGGACAAGACGATGGCTACGGTGAAACCGAAGATCGAGACGCGGCTGGTGTCTGACGGCTCACGCGCCGTCCTGGCGGAGGCTCTACAACTAGACCGTGAACACCAGCTTAAGGCAATGCAAGAGGTATTGCAGGAGCAATTCCTGAGGCCATACTTAATCAAGGATGACCCTCAGTACTTGGACTTCGCGCGTCGTTGTCAGGCTGCGCCCGCAGAGGTGCCAATGTGTCCGCAGCAACGGTACTTCAACAACCTGAAGTTGGCGTTCGAGTGCGTGTGGGAGGCCATGAACACGGTTCGGGGTCGACTCGTTGCTCTGCAAACGAATGCTGCTGCCCTGTCTAAGGCATGCCCCAGGCATTTTGAGCAAAATGGGTGGAACGCTGTTGTAGCCGCGATGTCTGATTATAGACTCGAAAGGGCTGCCTTGGGCAAGGTCCTGGGGCTTGAGTTTTTGTCAGTGCAAAAATGGGTGGCAGTTGCGTCTGGTCTGATCCTCGAGTCTGGTACGTGGCATCACAACATCTACCACCGCGCCATCTCGCCCCCCCCAAAGGGGCCGACTGGACCCTGGACCTACAGGTACAACAGGCGATGAGTCTCGAAGTCGACGCCACCTACGAACACCCGGTCACCAAGGAAGAACTCACAATCCTGTCCTGGGAACACCACCCGTTCGGTGCCACCGTCACCGTTCGCAGGGCCAACGGTGCCGAAACTCAGTTCGAGTGGGTCAGCATGCAGCATTGGAAACGTGTGAAGACTCTGCGCGAGATCGCGAAGCAGTGGGGTTATGTGTACAGGGAGAGTGACACCGCCGATGATTGACCTCCAGCAGGACGTACTCAACGAGTTCACAGAAAAAGCAGGACTGTCCCGTGTACACTCATGGGATGGTGTCTGGAAGACGGGTATCCGTATTGTAGGTGCGCGAGACCTAGGACTGGCCCGCGTCGCGGTTTGCGAAGTGTGTGGAGAGACTAGCGAGCGGAATTCCAACGCTCGCACCTGTACGAAGCGTGAGTGCAGGCGGACAGTTGCGCGCCGTGCCGAAGCCGCATATCGCGCTCGTCAGAGGAGCAAGCCCGCGCGCCTGACAACCTCTTCAGCCACTGCTCCGGGATCGACGTGATCGGACTCTTTCCATGCCTTACTCACCTCGGCATGGGTCGTGACGCCGCGCGTACCTGCTAACAGGGCAGCGGCGTCCAATAAAACGCACGGGATCTCGTTGCGAGTGCAGACGTCGGCTAGCAGCCGCGCCGCGTTGTCGATGGTGCTAACCGGCCACTCGTCGACAGGCCACGCGGCGCGGCCCGCAAGCTCAATGTGCACGCCCAATGCGTTGCCGTGGTGGCCGGCGGCCCAGGCCATGTCGCACTCTTGGACATACTGCACCGAGCCCTCTGGGTCTACTCCGTAGTGTGCACTGGTCTGCGGCGCGCCGGGCCCATGCCACCAACGCCCGACCGAAGCGGCGTCGCCCCAGTACCCTCCGTTTTCCATGCTGTGCAGCACGACGAACTGGATGTCGCGCGGTGCGCGAGCAGCGACGGTGAGGTGGCGAGCTGGGATGAAGTCTGAAACGACTGGCGAGTCTGGGGTCATGGCTGCCTAGTGTATCGTAAAACGCCCTCGTCGCTGACGAGCTCGTTGTATTCTGGTTCGCTCAACGCGGTCTTCATGTCCACGCCGACGCCGTTCACTACCATGGCGCCGCCGATGAGGTGGCAAATTTGGGAGTAATCGCGGTGGGACGGGTCATGCCGCGTCCCCCTGGTTTGCCACATGCGCATGCCAGAGTGACTCTCGTACGGCGCCTTGGGGTCGTAGAAGCCGTAGTTGACGGCGCAGTGCGGCCGCTGCCCGAGTAGGTTGCTTAGGATCCAGTCCTTGCCTACGCAGAAGAACAGGTCTGTGCGATCTGCGCGTAGGGCTTCGACCTTCGAGTTGAACTCGCGAGCCACAGCGACCGTAGCCATCTCAGGACCCGCAGGCAGAGTGACAGCACGCACCGGGTTTTTGGTCTGCATGTACGCCATGTCGCAGATTGCCGACGTGGGCAAGAATCCTCCGAAAAAGTCTGCCAACCGCTGCTGCAAAGCAGCAGACACCTGCGGCCTATAGCGTGACCCGTCGTCCAGTACGATGTACAGCGCGTCGGCTGTGACAGGGAACGTGGCTACACGTCCACGAGAGTTCGCCTTGAGTTCGGTCCAGTCGCATACAAGCAGACCGCTTGACGCGGCCTCGTACACGTGGTCGTCGTATGCCGCGCCGACGACGTCGGGGCACGCGTCCAACCACTCCTGCCCGCTCACTTCAGTAGCTCCGCAGCCGCGGCCAAGATGTGGCGCTTGGCTGCCACCACGCGACTCGCCTTCAGCCCAGGCACGTCGTCGTCGTAGACTTCGCACGCGCGCCGTACATGATTCAGCAGGCGCCACTCGGCGGGGCTGTAGTGGTCCGTGTTTGGCAGGTCGTACAGTCGACCACCAAGCAGCGCGGCGGTGCCTCCAGGGCTCACGACGTCACCAGGTCTACGAGGTGTACCAGTTTATCGCCGGCGTGTTCGAGGACAAACGTCGTTCCTCGGCTTTTGTCCAAACGAAAGCAGGCCACGGAGTCGGCCATGTTTAGCATAATCTGATCTCTCACAACACCGGCCCTCTTCCCAAGCGACGTCCACTTGCGTGTAGACACGGGCACACGACAAACCCACAACCCGCGCTTCTCGGCCTCGGATTCGGCAAAGCAGTCCACGCCTGCTGCACCACCGGTGATAATCAGCGTCTCGGTGGGGAGCGCGGTCACGAACTCAGACACGCACGCCAGCAGTTCGTTGTACTTCGAGCGCACAATCGCAGGCGTGGACTCGGTGATGCGTGGAGGGCGACTGCCGCTGATTAGGAGTCGCTTCATAGTTTCGCACAGCACGGGCAGAGGGTGATAAGAACATGCCCACGGGTTACGGTAGACACACCCGTAGACACCTCGCCGCACTTCTGGCACACGGTAGAAGATAACCGCTCGGCCTCTCGGATCAGATGCGCCTGTTCTGGCGTGGGTCCTTCGGCATAGACGCGAAGGCCAGCCAGCTTCTCCTTGATCTGGTGGAATTTTGGCAGCGGCTTTGGCATGCGCGTGAGCATGTCGTCGATGAGTTGTGCCCAGCCGTCTGGACAGCGGTTGCGCTCGACTCGAGGGAGGACTACGCCGTGCTTGTCGAAGACTTCGGATACTTTACCCACGAATCACCTTCCCATTCACCAACGCTGTCCAGTTCACAAACGGGACCGAGGTCAGATAAACAACACCGGTTCGCGTGTCATGATGCGCGATACCGACCCCGTGGGTCCACTCCCTAGCCACGGCAGGGGAGGCCATATAGTCCACCTTCGAACGGTCTCCTAGCCACCCAAACGATGCACCAACGTGCGTCTCACCTTTCAGGTTGCCCACGTACGACATTTCATTGCGATGAACGTGGCCGATGCAGGCGTTGCCGCCAAAGATGTCTCGCGTCTTCGCGGCAGCGCCTGCGCCCGACTTGCCGACATCGTGGACGAACGACATGGCGCCAATCTTCAACGCCTCGCGGTACGGCTTCCAATGCCAGCCGCGTTCCTTGAGACGAAACAGTTGCTCCGCTGTGACAATACCAAACAACTCGGGCGCCTTGTCGGCGATATAGCGCCTAATGCGATCAGTATGATTTCCAAATAGGAAATCTACGCGCTTCGCACCAAGTCGCTCGATCTCGTCGAGCCCCTTGTTGGCGTCTGCTACCTCGTCCACAAGCAGCGCGGCACGGTCCTGAGTCTTCCCACCGTGTGAACTCACGCAGTACGCGTCGAGATAGTCGCCCAGCATGACGATGCGGTCTGGCTTCAGTGCGCGCCCAACCTTGAGCATCAGAGCCCACGCCCTCTTGTCATGGTACGGCCTGTGGACATCTGGAATCACCAGGATACGTTCTAGGCTCACGAACCTCCGCGGCTACGTCGCATCAACTCCGCAGACCCCTTAGGTCGCTTGGGCATGCGTAGACCGCAATGCCTAGTTAGCATGCTGAAGAGTGGTCCTTCAATGCCGGTCACAAAAGACTCCTCAGTGCGGTTCGAATGAGGCAGGCCGTCCGCCGCGATGTGCTCGCACTCGTGGAAGGCGGCCCTGTTCTGCGCAGATGCCGCGTACCGTGCGTTGATGTTCACCTGGCGCTGACATTCCGGGTTCCAGTTCTTGAGCCCGTGGACTTCGGCGTAGTTTTCGGGCCCCGTGACCATCTCGTCAGGGTGGACCAGATAGAACGGCCACCGCCGCCCGCGAACACGGACGGCGAACCAGAACAGTCTGTCGTTGGACTCGTCAGCCACCGGTCACACCAGGAGACGTGAACTGCTTCTGCATCTCCTGGTCGACTTCAGCGTTCACCTTCGACTCGCCGTCTGCTGGCGGCGGCGCGGCTAGCGCCGGGTGCTGAGTGGTGAACTGCGAAACGAGGTCTTTGACATCCTTGTATAGTTCGGGAGCCAACTCCCCCACAAACTCCACGAACTGAAGCAACATAGCCAGTGTCTCAGGCGTCACGGCCCACCGTCCTTCTGTTCACGCACAGCTTGCATCGACAACACGAACGCTGTTTCGGCCGCGCCGAGAGCCTCCACCGCGGCCTGTAACCCAGCGACGTCGGGCTGAGCGCCCGCCTTGACCGCGGAGTCGTAGCGGCTCACAGCAGCCTGAGCGACGAGCATGGCGGCGCGATACTCGCGATAAGCGGCCCACGCCTTGGCGTACTTAGCACGCACCGCCTTGACAGCCGTCTGTGCCTGCGCCTGATTCCAGGCATGGTTAACGGCGTCTTCCTGCTCGTGTAGATCGAGTGCTTCTAGCGTGGCCTCGGCGCCTGCGCCGAAGTCAGAACTCGCGTTGAGGACCCTCACGGCGTCGTCGCGCACAGAAGCACAGCCACACACGGCACCGACCGTGAGCAGCCACACACCTAGAAAGCCGGCCAGGGCGACGTTCATTTGGCCTCTGGCGCTGCAGGCGGCAGAGCGGGCACCGTCTGCCCGCGAGCTACCTCAGCAGCCCCAAACAGCGCCAGTACCGTAACCACGAGGCCCTTGATAGCTTCCTGCTGGGGGTCACTGAGGTGAACGCCAAACGCCACCAGGGCGGCCATGCATGACATCACCAGAGCCATCACCCGCCCCGGTTCACCACGAAACAGCTCGACCACTTTGGACCACATCACATCACCTCAACGCATGAGTTAGAAGTACGCCAACCAGTGCCCCGCCTAGCGTGAACATGCCGGCGACCAGGGCGAGCATCTTAGCACGAGCGGCAGCCTTGCGCTCTTTCTCGTCGGCGTCGACCCTGGCCAGACTAGCTAGGACGTGAGCGTTGCGCTCGTCGTCCTTCTTTTCATGGTCCTCCATGAATTGCTCGACGCGAGCCAGAGAGGCGCTAATATCGGACAGAATCTTTGCGGTTGGGTCCATAGAGTTCATGGCCCGCCCGCTCGGACGATGCGCCAGTTATACGTTGCGGTGTCCCCGGCTAACCCAATCACACTGAACGTGTCCGCTCCACACTGCCCCCCGGACAGGACAAGCACTCCGAGCGGAGTGCCGCTCGCCTGGGTCAGAACAACACTGTCCTTGGACGTGCAGGCGGCGGTTACCGCAACAGTTGAGGTTCCGTTGGCGGTTAGTTGCCCAAAATTCAATTTACTTAGCGTGCCCTTGCGGATGGGCGCCGTTGCGACGCTAGAAAAGTCGCACATGTCCCCCAAAATAACCCTCTGTGCAATACCATCCTCTAGGTATAACCCATAGTTGCCCGCTACCGTGCGAACGCGATCCATTCGCAGTGTCCCTGCCGCGCCGCTTCCCCAGTCGCAGATCGTCTTCACTCCACTGGCAGAGGTCATATCAACAAGACCGTCAACCAGGATCATTTCCCCGAAAATAGAAAGAAACCCGTTGTATGCCCCCGTAGCGGGGGCCTTCCATGTAAACTGAGAGATTTGAGCGACAGCGGCGCCGCCCAACTGTGTGCATGACGCGCTAGACCCGGTGTCGGTCCAGCCCCTAATGCGGACAGTGCTCGTCTTGTCAAACGAAACCCCAACTGAGGAACAGTTTTGAGTTTGCAAGATTTCAATATCTAGATCTTGCGATCCGGATGTGCCGTGGGAATCGTTACTCCCAACATATACGCCGGTGACACAGTTTCTCGATGTGTGTCCAACAACGCTGCAATTCCTGGTGTCCAAAAAACCCAAGCCGTAGGCCGACGCTGTTGCGAAGTTCTGGGCCACGCAATCGTGGATGTACCCACGGCTGGTCCCCTCAAGCGCAAATCCAACCAAACCGACCGTCCCAGAGAGGATGCCGCTCCCTCCGTCGGCTCGGCACCGTGTGAATCCACAATCGCGCCCGCCGATGTCGAACGAAAACTGGATGTTGAGAAAACCGTTGGTTCCGGTGTTGAGTCTTTGGTCACACACGATTCCGTCTACGTGTACGTCGCGACAAAAGGCGATCTCGCACACCCTGTCACCGGTGCCCCAAACCCTGGCACCATTCCCCATGATGCGGATTTTTTGTGGACCCGTGAACGTGTATACATACGCCCCGTTGGCCACGGTCCAATAGGGGAAGAGAATCTCCTCGTCTAGTGTGAGAACAAACGGCCCGCTCCCGGACGTAGCTAATACGGTGGCCTGCTGCTGTTGGTTGCCGCCAACAGTGTATCCAATCATGATGGTAGACCCAACCGGAACAGAGCTCGTAACAGAGATAGTGTTACTTCCCTGCACCGCGTCCGCTGTGAGGTTGTTGGTGGCACCAACATTGCTTTTGGTAGCGAAGAACACGGAGTTCGTGAATCCGCCAACGCCGGTGTTGGCCATCGTGCTCTGGATAACGACGTTCGGATCCAACTCGAGGTTCGTATTGCTTGGTACGACAATCGGCGTGGCTACGGTATAGAGACCGGGTGAGAGATAAACCTTTTTTCCGTTCGCCAGAGACAGGAGTGATGTGAGTTGTGGCCCATCGTCAGCCCCGGATCCGAGCGGACGACCGACTAGGACCGACAACGCCGGCACACCACTGCCCCGAGCAAGAAGAGTTGCCATCAGCTAATCCCCTTGTACTGGATCTCCATTGTAGGAGAAATGCTGCCACTGCTCAGTGTCACCGCCGCACGGACCCACCGATAACCGCAACTGGTCTCCATGAACGCCTGACTGCCAGCCCCGCTCACCGTCACAGACGTGACCTGGTTGCCAGTCGCCGGATCCGTAAACGACAGGTCGAACCAGTTCGTCACACCGGCGTCAGGTTGGTCCCAGTCACCAATCTCGCGATCTACGCTACCCTGCAACTTCAGGGTACCGACAGGCGAACCGGTGCTAGGCCATGACGCCCACACCGTGTACATCATGACCTGACGCAGTGGATAGGCGCCGCTGTTGAACGACGCGCCCTGCGCCGGGACTACGCCCGTTGCTGGGTCAGGCCCAATGCGCGTAGCGTTTTTGGTGGTGAATCCGTCGGCGTTCGTGTAGAGAAGAAATTCAGATCCTGTGATTCGCATGGTTGGAACTCCATCGTTCGTTCGTTCATTTCCAACTGAGTTTCTGGGCTGGAGTGAGCATACTTTGACCCAGAGCTGATTTTCCGCCGCCGTGCCCACGCGGCGAGCCATTGCTCGCCCCGCCGGTCGGTTGGTATGCTGTCTGATAGTTCACATACGATGGCGTCATCGGAGCGCCAGTAAGGCGCTCAAGCGCCACCCTGGTGCCTTCGGGCAGGGAAGCGGTACGCGGGTCGACAGCGGCCTTAAACACTTGCTCTACGATAGCAGACTTAAGCGACGGATACAACTTGTTAATCGTGTCGATATGGGCCTGCGATAGCGAGTTATGTACGACGTGATCGACCACCGAAAACGGGTGCTCAGTAGCTTCCAGTGTATCTGTAAAGTCCTTGACCTGCTTGGGGCTGGCCTTCCACTTAGCCTTGGTAAACGGCGGCATGTCTGTGGGTGGGCGTGGATAGGCCGAGTTCAGGTGGCCCAGCGCCGCTGGCACCTGCTGCGCCAGCTTCTGGGCGAGTTCTGGACTAAACCCGAACAGATCCTGTAACGCCTGCACGTCAGCTTGCGCGCGCTGCGGATTCTGGGTGTTGTGGTCCAGCGCCGTGCCAACAGCGGCAAACTGCTGCTGCTTGGACAGGCCGTTGGCCTTCTCGCCCAGGAAGTCCTTCACAGGGTCCTTGGAGCGGCTGTCCTGGGTGGCGTTGCCTACCGCCCGAGCGGCAAGCTTGGCGGGGATCATCGCCGCGCGCGCGGAGGCGGCGCCCACGGCATCTTTGGCCAGGACGGACCCCAGCCACTGAAGCGACTCGGTATTGCGGGCAGTGGCACGTAGGGCAGAGACGGACCAGTCAAACGCTTTCTTCTGGAGGAAGGTGCCTAGGATCGACCGCCCCAGCGACGACCCCGCCTGTCCCATGCCGAGTCCAACGAGCGGCCCGCCGATGGCTGACCCCACTGCGTGCCCGATGGCGCGCCCTACCCCGCCAGCGACGGCGCCAGCCGTCCTAGCGACTGGGCTACCGGCGACAACCCCCGCCATCGTCGGCTTGTTGAACAGTGGGTTACCGAACTGGTCGAACTGCTGCGGGCCAAAGTTCACCATGTCCTTCAAGACACCGTATGCCTTCTTGTCGGCTAGCCACTGACCCGTGCCGCTCTTAACTCCCAACGCGTTGTAGGCGCGGTCGATGGCGCTGTGCTGCGTCTGTGTGATGATGTCGCGCGCATCGGCGAGTAGCTTGTCGTTCTTGGAACGCATCAGCGGGTGAGTGTCTGAGAGCATCTCACTGAATGTGTTCTTGAGCTTTTGGAGATCTCCCAATGAGACAGTTCCCTTGCCCGTAAACTGCTCAATGCTGGGCACAATCTTGTTGGTGAGGAACTTGTTGGCCGAGTCGTTGATGGGCAGACCGAGATTGTGTTTCTCGATGAGTTGTGACTGGACGTCGTTGGCCAGGTCGACCGACTTCACCGCTGCCGCGTTGCGCACATCTTCGGTCGCCTTCGCAAGCTGACTGTCAAGCGTAGTCGAGTGGTCCGAAATGCGCTGGCCCATCTTATCGAGCTCGGCGCGCAACTCGTCATTCGTCATGTCCTTGACGCCAGGGTTCGACTTCATGTACTCAAGCCAGTTGTCAGCTCGCGCCTTGCCGATCTTCTTCAGATCCTGTTTGCTAAGGCCCATGCGCTGCGCTTCCTGCTCGTCGGCGAGACGGTCAAACGCCTCTCCGTTCAGTTTGCCAGAAGCGTCCATGAATCCAGCATCTACTAGCTTCTGTTTGAGTGGCGCACCAATCTTGCCAACACCGTTCATCGCCTCCGACAGCGAAGCGCCGCCAAGCCCAAGGAACGCACCGGTGCCCACTCCCCAGAGCAGAGACTCGGCAGCACGGTCGGTGTCACCGTAATATTCGTTGGCCAGCGCCTGCGGTGTCGAGTAGGCGGCGCCCGCAAGTGCCCCCTTCGCTGTGCCCATGCCGAGACGCGCGAGGAGCCCTGGCGATTGCTGTTCGGCAGCGGCGAGAACTGCGCGCGAACCGTGCTCAGCGCCTTCGGCAGCAACGCGTTCGCCAAGCGTCCGCGCAGCGCCGGGAGCTAGACCTTCCGCATGAGCTGCAAGATTCGCAGCCTCGCCGCCGCGGACGGCGGACACTCCCCTCAATGTGTTGGCAGACCCCTCGGCAAGGGCGCCAAGCCCCTCAGTGAGCAAAAGGTTGGTGGCCAGGCCTACACCACCGCCAATCCACCTCTGAACAGGATGCGCTTCGTTGGCTCGTCGAATCCCCTCCAACTCGTCCGGGGCGAGCGTGTGATCTGCTACCGTTCCACTGACACCAAAAGAAAGCTGGTTGAGCGCTTCCTGCGCACCAACATTGAATCCCTTGCCATAGGATGTCGCATACCTGTCGACCTTGGCCTCGTGCGTGTAAAAATCGTCTGAGAGTAGTTGGTACCCCCGGTCCGGAGCCAGCGCCGCCGGAACTTGCGAAGCCGGCAATTCCACCATCTGGCCGTCCGGCCGGACCATCCTGACGGCCTGAGTGCCTAGGGGCTGATAGGCCCGTGGGTTCGCTGCTGCTTGTTCTGGCGTAACGAGCCCAGGACGGTTCGCTGCCACGTCAAAGACGTGGACCAGTTGTGGCTGGGGGGCCTCAACGGGCTCAGCCATTACTTGTCCGTCTTCTCGCCCGGGAGAGGCGCCTGAACCGGCTTGGCGGCCCCTGGCGCTCCGATGGATGTGGAATACGGCGTCGGGCCAAGAACGCCATAGATTCGGCGCAGCGTCGCAGCGTTCTCTGTGTCCGAATGCCCCAACATGAACGGCGTCAAGTCCTTCAACTCTTGCGCAGCCTTGTCATTCCCGGCCTCGCGCAGGTGCTGAGCCTTGGCGAGGATGGCCATCTTGATGCGGTCGTTGGCTGCATCGAGATCCTTGTCCGCGATGTGCGCGTCGGCAGTTGGCAAGAAGCGCAGCGGGTTGGCATAGTTGGGAACGTTGCTGGCCGCTTCTTCTGCCGCTTTTACGACGTCGCGCTCGCCCGCCGCCTGCACCTGCTCCTTTGTGGCGGCTTCGCGTTGTTGCGGTCGCAGACCCTCGGAACTAAGACCACTGGTCCCATAGGTCGGAGGAGTAATGCCGTTCTCAACCTGGTTGAGCCAGTCACGCGGTGGGACCGCGGGAGCACGTTCGTACTTACCACCAAGCTTCTGGGCCTCAAGCTCCATTGCGTCTTGGTGTTTTTCGTGTTCATCAACGTACTTTCGGTACGCCTCTTTCTGCTTCAGCCAATACGCTGACTGCCCAGCCATCATCGACATGCGCATCTGGTACCGACGCATCTCCATCTGCTGGTTGCGCTGTTCAATGCCGCCGTCAAGCTCCGCGATCATAGCGGCAACCTTCGCGCGCTTCTCGTCGCTGTCGGCCATCGTAGCCAGACCCATGAGTTGGGCTTTGAGTTTGAAGTCGCTGAGGAGCTTCATGCGGTCGAGCTGGTCGGCGATGAACGTCTGCTGCGCCATCTTGTTCTTTGCGAGCGCGGTCCCCTCAGACACGGCCTTCCACTTGTTGTCGACGTCAGCTTTCTGCGCGTCGACATCGCGCGACATCGCGTCGCGGATCATCTGCACCGCCGCCGACTGGCCGCCGCCGGACACATGCGGCATGTGCGAGCCGAACTCGCCGAGCGCCATCGCAAGCGTGAGGCCAACCTTCTGTGCGGTTGACTTGCTGTTCCAGTAGCGCTCTGGATCGATGTGTGCGGCGGCGGCTTGTTTTGCCAGGTCGTCTAGGTGCGCCGCAACGGCCTGCTGCTCCTTCGTCGAATCCTGCCGAAACTGCTCCATTGTGTCCTTGATGGAAGACAACTCGGCGACGTGCTCGGCCACGTCCTGACCCGTAACACCGGAGCGAAGAACGTTGTTCAGCCCGTATGTTTTGAGTGCTTCCTTGGCCTCGTTCTGGGAGGCGATGACGCGCTTGTCGCTCTCGTCGAGCTTCGAGAGCAGGCCACCAGGCGCCAGCGCGCCGGCTCCCGCGCCCCCTCCGCCACCGCCAAACGATGGACCGATGGGTCCAATATTCCCCGGTGTTCGGATAGGCGCCGCGTCGGCCGAAGACTCCGCATCTGGACGCTTGGATGTGTCCGCCCTGTAATCGCGCTCTGGATTTCTAATCTCCCCCCGCGCCACGGCCGCCTGTTCTGCCTGGCTCCCGGCGATGTACCCCGTCCTTGGATCCTTGATCTCGCCACGGAGCACAGCGGCCTGTTCCGCTTGGCTCCCGGGGATATAGTGAGGCGTCGGATCTTTGGACACCAACGCGCTCGGGTCCCTTGACACGAGTTGGGTAGGATCCTCTGACACGAGAGCGGGCGAAGGAGCTGGCGAAGGCGGCGGCGGGGGAGACCCCGGCAACGGAAGCGTGACATTGGGCTGCGCAACCCCAGGGGTCGCCAGCGCCTTCGCAAGCAAATCCACTTGCTTCTTGTAGCCTACGTCCTGTCCGATCTGAGGCAGCGTCAAGTCAGGCATCAGCGCACCCTATTGAGTTGTTCCATGAACTGCTTATCGCGCGCGGCGCGTTCTACCGCCGCCTGCTGCTCCCTGAACGCGCGCACGCGGTCCGCCATAGCCTCGGGCGACATGACCCCAGGCGGCAACGCCTGCCGCCCGCCGAACAGCGCATTGAATTCATAATCTCGCTTCGCCCGCTCCATGTCCTTGTTTTCAGCAAGCGCCCTCGCGAGTCGGTCTGCCTCTTGTTCGGGGCTGACTTCAATTCCGGCAGCCTTGGACTGAGCATCTCGACGCGCCCGCTCCTGAGTACGCACCTGAGTAAGCTTGTCCGAAATCTGTTGTGCTAGGGCCTCTGGCGAAACCACGTCCTTGTTGCGTACGCGATTGGGGTGGAGGGCGTACTCGCCAGTGGGCTCTTGGGCAACAGTCCACCCGCGCTTGTTGGCCTCGTTGTCTTCGGCTGTAACGACGCCACGGGCAACACCCTTGCGCGCAACGTCTGGCACGCCCGCCAGGCGATCCTGGTTCGCGCGGAAATTGTGCATGCCCTCAGCCTTGTCCTGCCCCGGAACGTGCAATGCACTGACGACGCTCTCGAGCCAGTTACGAGGTTGCGCTTCTTCCTGAGCGCGCTGTGCCCTGATGCCGGCGTCGTACGGCGTCTCTCGAATGGGTCCGCCGGTTGTCGCCGCCTGAGACAATGACCGCTGCCGGGCCATCGCCCAGTCCTGCTGCTTTTGCGCCTCGTCACGCGCCGCCCCGGCCAGACGCCCCTCAGCTACCTTAGCGACTGCTACCGTGCCCGGCGCTGTCTGAGGCGCGTCCGGGACCTCGGGGCGCGCTTGGCTGAGCCACTTCTTGAAATCCTCTGGTGAAGCAGAACGAAGCCACGCGTGGAACTCTGGCGAATCCTGGTTGGCGGTTGGAGACGGCACACCAAGCGACGCGCGGCCCGAGCCCGCCTGCGGCTTCGCTTCGTCCTGCCAGGTGATGTTCTGGTCGCCAGTTTTGATGTTTGGAAGTGTGTCGCTCGGCTTGCCAGCGAACTGCGTTGTGCCCTGGTTCCAGGTTCCGTCTGGGTTCATCTGGGGTCCGACCGGTTGGGGTCCAGCAGTCCCACCGATGGTCATCGCGGGCGCTTCGATTGGCGCGGCAGGAGGTGGAGCAGCCTGAGCCTGAGCAGCCTGCAACTCCTCAGGCGTCATGAACGACTTCTGGAGTCCGGTCAGTTGTGGAGGAGCATTCGGATCAATTGCGCTCACTTCGACTCCAGGGCTCGCAGACGCTTTTCATGGTCACTCGCCGCGGCTAGCGTGATGCCGCCAAGCCGCGCGTAGTCTACCATCTTCCCCTGGGGCGTATTCAATACGGCGCTCTTGCCGACGTCGCTCTTCTCTAGTTCCTGCGCCATTGGCGAGTAGAATCGTCCGTGCCCATGTGCCTCTGGATTCTTGTACTCGTACGACCAGGAATTTAGTTTGCCTAGGAAGTCGCGAGACGTTTCCGGGTCGTAGCGCACCTCGGTCTTCGCGCGCTCGTCGCTCATGGCAGCGGCGCCGCCCATCCCACCCTGAGAGGCCATTCCTGGCGCCGGGGGCAGTGGTCCACGAAGCATACCAGCCACCCCACCCGGACCGGCTGAGGGGCCACCGGACCCCCCCACCTGAGGCCCGCCGTTGCCCATGAGACTCGCCGCCCCGCCGGGGATACCTGGCGCCCCAAGGTTTGCGCCGCTGAGAAGTTGCTGGGCGGATGGCCCGCCGTTCGCTGATGGCTGGTTGAGCATCATGTTCTGTGCACCTGGAGCAGTGGGAGCGCGCGAACCAAGGCCCATGTTGTAACTCACGCCGTTCTGACCAGCGTTGAAGCCGCCTGCGTACGACGTCTGTCCCGTAGACCCGCCGAACGCAACTGGCGCACCGATCAGGGGCGCGGCCTGTTGCTGCTGAGCCTGTGGTGCAGACATGTAGCCGTTACCGCCACCGGCCCCCGCGCCTGACATCTGAAGCGCCTTGAGGAAGTTCTGAGTCTGTTGTGGCCCGCCTTGCATGGCCTGGTTCAGAACGGACTGGACTTGTGACTGTGGCTGCTGGGCCTGTTGGGCTTGCTGTGGCATGGGCATTGGGCCGCCAAACCCTCCAGCGGGCGAGAACCCGCCACCCGAAAGTAACCCGCCGAATCCTGCCCACGGAGGCTGCCACTGCTGTGGAGCTTGCTGTTGGGGCTGCTGAGTGGGCTGCCACATCTGTCCGTAGGACGCTCCTGGCTGCATCGTCGGACCGGGGCCAGCCATCTGCATCGTCCGCATACCGGTCTGCGCACCAGCAACAGACGGCCCACTGACCTGGCCGGCCGTAGGCCCCGGTCGAGCGGGTGGGCGAACTTGTCCAGGTGACATCTGTAGATGACCCAGACCGGCTAAGGCCGGATTAGTGGGCACCTGCTGACCCTGCGTGCCGCCTTGCTGCATGCCTCGCCCTGGTTGTGGCAGGGGCGCGTGTTGCATCGCCTGTTGTGCAGGACCCATCGGGGCCCCGGCTTGCTGCATTAGCATACTCAGCTCCGGTAGAGATCGTTGAGGAAATTGCGGATGGACTGCACTTCGTGGTTGATGTGAACCTTGAGACGACGGTCAGACGCGATGGGTGGAGGCGGCGCGATAGGCGCCATCGGCGGCGCGAGACCAACCTGTGGCATCTGGGGGCCAGCGACAGAGATTTGAGGTTTCGACACGCCCAGTCCGGGCGAAGCATTGGACGGCGGCGGGACGCCTTGAAAGATGTTGTTGAACCCGCCATGGTTCATGGTCTGGATGTTCTTGCCGAAGTCTTTGATGACGCCGCCCCAGTCGACAGGCTTTTTGCCTCCTGCCGCGTCTGCGGAGGGGGCGTCGATGGTGTCTGTTGCGGCCACCGGATTGGGCCCAATTGCCTTCTGCGCCAGGACGCTAGTCTGATCCATCGGAACGAGGCCGCTGCCTGGGCCGTTGAGTGGGTCTGGATCTCCTTTCCCCGGGCCCGCCTTGGCGGCGAGATCCGAGACCACGCCCCCTGGCGAACTGGCGCCACCCCCAAACCCGACCGGATTGAGCCCCTGACCAACGGTACCGGCCTCTTTTGCCTTTGCAGCAGCCGCGTCTGGAGGAGGGGAGGCCTGGGGGGCCTGTAGCCCAAGGCCCTCCTTGTTGAAGTCGGACTTCTCCTTCGCATCGAAGCCTTTGTCGGCCGCCACCTTCGCAGCCGCCACGGCCGGGGCAGCGGCACCGCCGGTGAAGTAGCTACCAACCGCACCGCCGACCGAGATGCCGACATCGGACAGCGCCTTCTCAATCTTGTCCCATCCAAGCGCGTCAGTCATACGGCACCTAGTGCAGCGAGGAAGTCACCTAGCCCGCGTCCGGCCGGCCTAACTGAGCGCTTCAGGCGGATATCAGATGGAGATGCCGCCGCGGCGATGCCGCTCCCCAGCGCCGAGATGCCCGCGCCGCCGAGGCCCATCATGTTGTTGGCAGTGTTGATAGCCACGCCCTTGTCGACACCGTACTGCTGCATCACGGCGTTCGTCATCATCTGCTGGTATGCTGCTGAGTTCGAGATGTCGGTCTGGTTCTGTTGCATGTAGGCTTGGAGCATCGCGTTGTACTCCTGGTCCGAAAGCTGCTGCTCTCCCATCTGCGCCTGCTGATTAGCCAGCGCCGTCTGCTGGTTCATCTGCCCCTGCTGGAGTCCGAACTGGTTCAGCGCGCCTTGGTTTGCGAGGCCGGTCTGTTCCGCTAATTGTGCGTTCGCCGTGCTCGCCGCTGCCGATGTCTGCTGGTTCGCGAGCCCGGCCTGTTGATTGAGTTGCGCCTGCCCCTGAGCGAACTGGTTGTACTGGCTCTGATTCGCCAGGTCGGCCTGCTGGGCAAGCTGCGCCTGCGCCTGCGCCGTCGCCTGGCTCTGGCCACGCGCGCCCTGAAGAGCGCCGGTGAGTTGTGACTGTGCTGCGAGCGCCTCCTGACTGCGCCCGAGGGCGCCCTGCGCCGCTGCCGCCTGGTTAGCCGTTGCTGCTTGTTCCGCCGCCGCGCGCTGCCCGAGCGCCGCCGAGCCGGCTCCACGTTGGCTACCAAGCGCCGCCATCTGCTGGGCGATATTTTGCTGCGCAAGCTGCTGCGCCTGCGTCGTGGCTACCGACGGGCCCTGACCAGCGGCCATCGCAGCGAGTGCGTTGATCTGCTGATTCTGAGCCCCCGCGTACTGCATGTCCTGCGCGGTACCAAGCTGCGCGCCGCTCGTCATCATCGCGGGCGACATCTGAGCACCGGAGAGCATCATCTGCGGTGCGATCTGAGCTCCACCGTACTGCGCAGCAGGACCAAGACGTGTGTTGTTGGCGATGGGCGCTTGCTGGGAGAGCGCGTTCCCCATCTGCCCACCGACCATGTTGTAGATGGCAGCAGCGTTGGGGTCGTCGAAGGCTCCTCCAGGAGTTTGGATGTTACCGCTAGCTGTGGAGGGGGCTACAAACGCTCCCGGTTGCAGCGTCTTTCCGTACTGTGAAGTCTGGTTCCCGTCGTTCCCGCTGTACGGGTGGTTGTAGTTCGTGTCTGTCTGGCCACCAGGCGTCTTGTAATCGCCTCCCGGAGAATAGGTGTCCTTCTGACCAGTGTTGTTGCCTGTCAGGGCCCCATTCTTGGCGCCAACGCCGGTGTAGTAAGTCGGGTTGGGAGCGTATCCAGAAGGCATCAGCGCACCCCAAGGATTTGGACCGCCGGGAGGCGATTCCCACCAGGAAGCTGACCAATCTCAAGCGTCAAGCCACTCATACTGTACCCCTCTCCATACGGAATCTGCTGAGTATCGCTCACCTTGATTCGCACCGCCGTACACTTTTGCGTAGCCATATCAATCCTGAACTCGTATGGAGCATACCCGTCGCCCCAAACCGAACCGCTGCCCCACGTCGCCCCGGAGCCCCACGTTGTGCCAGATGTGGCACCAATTGTGCCGGTCTGAGCATACGTCGGACAGTAGTCAAAGGCAACCGAGACACTGAGAGTGTGGGAAGATTTGAAGGTTCCGAGCAGGAAGGCCTTGAAAATTCGCTGGTAGCCGCTGAGCCCCGACATCGCGATGTTCGGACTTGTCCAGCTCATGTAGATGGCCTTGCCGCCGTCGGTGAACACGGACGAGTCTCCGTTGTAAACGGAGCCGTTAGACTTCACGAATGTGAAGTCCTTGTCAAAAACATCACCATCCACGGCTTCGTGGTTTGTCCAGGTAGACCATTGCTGGAAATAATAGTCGTACACCAAAGCGGTATCGGTGTTTGTAGTGAAGATAACCTTGTTGGTGTCCTGAAGGAGCGTAGCCGAGGTGACGGTGTTCTCGAGTCCTTCGACGGGGGCACCGATGTAATTGGCCTGCACCGAGCGATCTAGAAGGTAGATGCCCTTGTCCGATTGGAACATAACTCCAACCGGAGTCACAACGACCGAGTTTGGGTTGTTGCACCCAACGTCCGTAGTGATGAGTGCCGCGTCGGGGAAAGGGTCTCCGCCGCCGGTGTCGTTGGGCCCGTCCCCAGACAGCGCAAAGATGCTCGATTCCTTGAAAATGATGAGCTTGTCGTCGAGGAGTCCGAGGGACGTGATTTTGCCACCACGAGCATCGACGCCGATTGTCAGTTCCTCAGCGAACTCTACTGGGATTGAATTGGAGTCCGCGTTGTCGAACTTGTTCTTGGAGAACCAAAGCAGGTTCGGGTCCGACAGTCCGCCCAACACCACGCGGCCCTGAAACAGAGACAGAAACGAACTCGCCGGAGGGGCAATGTTATTGAGCACTCCGCCGGTCGTGTAAAGCAGTTCGTTGCTTTGCAACGACGCGTCGGAGAGAACGTCCGTGAAGGACACCGTGTCGACATCGGTTTGGTTGAGAATGGGAGCCAACACGTCCGACGCCCTGAAGAACAGTGTTCCGTTGGCCGTTGTCCTATAGACAACGATGCTCACCGGGTGGCGATTTAGGTGTTTGGCCGTGAGTCGGAGCGTTGGGAGCGTCAGGGCTACGTGGTTCAGGGCAGTAACGCTGACCGAGAGGGGCACGCTCGGGGCCGAGCGCTGGATCTGTCCGTAATTGTCGGTCCACTCGTACGTCACAGCGTACTGATAGGTACCGGTACTAAGGAACCCATCCGCTCCAGAGGCCACCGCAGACACACGCTCCGGGTACTGGTTGAACAGATGCTCTGTGAACGACACGCCATCGTACGAGTTGAGGACTCCGCCCACCAGGAACAGGTTCCGGCTCTGAGTTGCACTCAAGAAGATGTTGTCTGACGCAAAGTTCAAAGTGGTGCCGGCAACACCTGGGAGACTGAATGCGAAGCCCGACTCCGTGTTGAGCCGCCCCTTCTGCCCATTGCTCCACAGGAACATGGTGCTCGAAACCATGGGCACGTTGGAGACCGTTCCATTTGTCCTGAGACCGGCCCCCAAGAACTGCTGACTCTTGGCGACAATGGGGAAAGACGTGTCTGTGGTGAAGACGGTGAAATACCCACTCTGAAGCGTCGACTCGTGGGTTAGGTTGATGTAGATGTCGCCGTTGTAGGTGACCGGTTTGGAGGCGATGCCAACTGACCTAACGATTCCAACGCCCGTCGCAACAGCGTCGGTTGTGACGGTGGCAATGCTGACTAGTTGGTTGTCTGGAAAACTCCCCGTCGCCTCTGCGAACACCCTCAGCTTGGTCGGATCCACATCGGCGCACGTTGTCAAGTTGGGGCAGTTGACAGAGCCAGCGATTTGGTCCGTGTTGACCAGAACAAGATGAGACGGAGACGTGTTGTTGGTGTAGACAGCAAACCTGACATCGGTTCCGGACGCCCACGTCACCCACGTTTTGGTTCCGCTTACGCAAACGTCGATTACAGAGTGTGAACCGTCTGAGGCGTCGGCTCCGGACGCTGGGCTGGCACTCCCCAGCAGAGCCATCGTGGTATCGAACGTGAGTACCGTGATGGCGGGTCCGGTCGATGCCAGATAAGCAACGAATAGTACGGTCCCGCCCCCCGTCGCGAGGTCGAAGGCCCCATAGCTGGCCATGTCCCCCGCTACCGCGGTCACACCGCTGATCGTGGTGGGGGAATATGGGCTGATGGAACGGTACTCCAATGAGCCCGCGCCATTAGAAAAGAAGATGTAGATCAGGTTGCCGAAAGCCAGAACACGCGGCCGGACACCAGCGGCAGCAACTGTCCCGTTGTTCACAAGCACAGCACCAGTGCCGGAGTCGAGCACCGAATAGTTTACACTCCCCGACTCGTCTTCCCACGCGTACACTTCGATACCGCTAAGATAGCCAACGTCTGAGTTCAGCTGCTGTGTATCGTTAGTCCGTCGAACCGTCTTCTCGCTGACGATGACCGAGACACAGACGCCGCGGTCGACCCACGTCTGCGTTGCCTTGGCGTAGGTATAGACGCGTGTCCCGGTGAACAACAGCAACTCGTCCTGGAACGATGAGATTGCCGCCGCTGCCGTGACGCTGCCACCGCCTTCGATGGCAGTAGACAGGACGTTGTAGCCAGACCTCTTGTTGATGACCCCCTGCTTCGTGAACTCGCCGTTTACGAGTTCAAGCAGTTTCCCTGGCTGAACCTGAAGAGGGTCAGTCTTCCCGTCTAGCCCCCCGCTAAACGAGATGGGGATAAGAGTCTTCTGAACAGCCATCAGGCCGTGAGCCCAATGTTGTGAAGTGCGGTTTCGATCTTGTTGTACTGAGCCGCGATACTGGCCAACGCGTTTTTACACGCAACCATGTCCGCCTGCGCGTATGACGCTCCTGCGGTAATGGCGGCAAATGTGGTCGTGGCTGACCCGCCGGTGTTGTCTGTGATCTGACCTGCGCGCGCCGCCTGGGCTACCGGTGCCGTGGTATACAGGCCCAGACCGGTTGTATTGCATGACAGCTTGTTGGCGCTGTTGAAGCCCATGGTCGCCGTGGTGGTAGTGCACTTGAATTCGCCACCGCTTGACACGTTCATTTGGGCCGCGCTGCTCGTCTGGGCGGTGAACGCGTTACCCCCAATCGTGCACCCGGCCACCAAGGTAACGCTGCCGCCTGTAGAGCTCTGAAGGAGAAGCGTCCCGCCAGACTTGCACTGCACCGTACAGTTGGCCGTGTTTGTCGTGTCCCCCACCAGGAGCGTATCTGACGAGTTCGTCGTCAGCAGTGTAAGGTCTGCCGAGTTTGCGTTATTCCTTGCGTTGACGGTCCCCGTAGAATTCAGACGAATTGACCCGGCACTAGCGACTGTGCCTCCGCCAGCGGCGACGCTACCGGCAATCAGTGTCGTTACGTTGTCGGTAGTGATGTTCGCAGTAGTAATGTTCGCGGTCGTGGCCGTAGTGGTTGCGTATGTGGCGTTGCCCGCGTGCGTCAGCTGTGCCGTCCAGATGCTAATTCCGTCGGAGAACACTAGAGCGCCACCACCGTTGTCAACAATGGTCACAGACGTGGCATTGTTGACGGTATCCGAACTGCTGCGCTGGATTACGATGTTATGCGTCGACGCGTGGAAGTTCTGATCCACCACAACATACCAGCGCCCGCGGCCGACGCTCACCGCAGTGGGCAACGTGATGGTCACCCCAGCTGAGGTAGTGTCTACCTGATACAACGTGTACGGGTCGCTCGCCTGGATGGTCCTGTTGGACGAGATGGCGATGCCGCTTAGAATGTTGCTGATGACTCCATTCAATGCAGATCCGTTGGTGATTTGCACAGGCGTCGCAGCATTGTTGTTGTAGTACAGGTTCCCGCCGGTCACGTATAGGGTGCGGAGGTCGGAGCCGGTGGCGGTTGTCGAGTCGTTGAACCGTTCTGCTCGTACCGATGTGAGGTTGTGTCCGTTGACAGGAAGATCGGCGTCTAGGTTTAGGGCCGCCGCTCCCAACCGTTTGCCTCCTGTGCCACCGCCAGTGTGGTCGTGGTCATCGACGATTGTCATGCAATCGTTGACGTCCTGCGCATAAGCGGGGCCGACTTCAGACAGAACGTTCGGTACCGGAAGGCCCATGTTCGGCGTCGGCGTCGTACTCATAGCGGGAACACCTCAATATCTACCACCACATTTGCGCTGCATTTGAGAAGAAGATGCCTGTCTGGATTGAGGCAGTTGTCCTGGTCGTCCCAGACATCGGCTGTGCCGCGTTTTCGAACTACGGTCCACCCGCCAAGGGTGCGGGCCAACCCGTGGCCCACGCGATTCGTGACACCAGAAGTAAGCTGAACACCGACCACAAGGTGGCGACCGTTCACGCTCGCGAACGCTTGTTGAATCGCGTCTTGGAGTTTTTCCAACTCACGACTGTCCGTCCGCATCCGAGGGAACTTTACTCGGCCACCCGACAACTGGATAGTGCCAAGCTCAGCCACGCGGCCACCCCGTCATCCACCAACCGTTGTTCGCGTTGAGCGTGCGCGTGTCGACTGCCTTGCGAGGTGGTCCAGACACGCGTGGTTTGATGGCGCCTAGTACACGGATACGTTGCGCGTCCTTGCCTGCGCTGAACGCTGACGGGTCAAGATCTTGCTTCGTCTGGATACGAGCGCAGGCCCCGTTCACAGCGAACTCAGTCCACCCGTTCGTGTCCATGAACTTCGGAAGCGAGTCGCCAGACGCGAGCGCTGTATACGATGGCGTATACCAGAGCCGGTACTGCTGGCTGCCCGCATTCTGAGCCGGGTTGATGTACACGCGGTCGTGTACCAATGTGAACCAGTTCGTCACGTAGCCGAACGGAATGACCATCATCGGCCAGTTGAAAGCGTTGCGCTCCGGGAACTCCATAGTGCGCATCGTTGCCCACTGCCCACCGATGAGCATGTCCATGCCGCGCAGGCGCATGAAGTCGGCTGGTACGGTGAAGTAGTTGGTTCCAGCAACTGGGTCTGAACCAAGCACGGTCAGACCCGTTGCGTTGATCGTGTAGAAGTCTTCGCTCGAGTCGACCATCAGGTCATAGAGTTCTCCGAGCTCAGAGTTGAGGTAGGCCACAACCTCAGTATCCGTGATGTACTGGCTGTTCACCATGTCTACACGGAGTCTGACTTGCGTTACAAGGTCACTCATCAACGTCATCGGCCACCTCCAAAAACAACGGCCGCAACCCCGAGCGGGAGCCGCGGCCGGCTAAGCAGTGACAGGCGCGTCACCGACCCCGTTTTGATCCGCGCGCGCTCTTGCGTTTCTCATTCAGAGCAATGGCAACCGCTTGCTTCTGCGGTCGCCCACTCTTCACGAGCTCGCTCACGTTCTCCGAAACAGTCTTGCTAGACGTGCCCTTCTTGAGAGGCATCAGTTTTCGTCCTTGCTCTCTGGTCCCTCGTCGCCGTCCGGCTCTCCGAGGTCCTGGAGGTCGTGCCAGGCATCCAGCGCTCCCTCACAGTCCTGCTTGTGTACAGCCGCGATGAACTGGTCCATCGCGCTGCGCTCCATGTCCTCGTGAGGACTCTTGGCGTCTTCAGAGTAGCCATCGTCCTTCGGCCCCCCGCCTCGCAGCTTGGGACCAAGGCCGATGGCCACCATCATGCCTGGCTTCTTTGCGTCGTCAGCCATCACACGCTCGTATTGACGAGAAGGAGTTCGTACGAGAAGCCAGCGCTAGAAAGCTGCGTCGAAACGCCGTTGAGCGCGTATACGAACGTCACGCTCTGCGGGTCGATGAGCGGCGCTGCCGGGCTTGCGCCAGCCAGTGCCACGCCCGAACCGCGCGGGTTCCAGTTCTGAAGAACCATGTCCCCAAGGCCGACGCCGTTGGTAGTGGCCGCCGTGAGACCGAGGATCGCAAGGCTGGAGTTGCCGCCTGCCGCCACGGTCTCGACCGAGGCCGCGCGCCCCGTGGTGTCGCGGATGCGGAGGTATTGGCCACCCGCAGCCGACGTAACGATGTCGGCAAAGGTGTTCTTGCCAGCCATCGCAGTGTTGATCTGCGCCGCGATGTTCGCGATGCTTGATGGCGTGGTGAACGTGGTCGTTACCGCGCCAGTTGCCGAGTCGGTCAGCACCAAGGTTTTGGTGTTGAGGGTCGACAGAGTTACACCGGTCAGGTCAACAGTACCGATAACTGTCGCCTGCCCCCCGGTCGGAAGGATCGGCATCGCTGACGCCGCCTTGAGCTTCCACCAAGGCTGTTCGAGAGTGAGCTCGTACGTGCCGGTCGCGTTCGCGACCTTGGTGATGCTCGTCACGCCCGCAGGAATCTTGAGCGGGTCGCCGTCCTGGTCCAGCACCGAGCCATCGTTGATGTTGGTTGGGTTGCCCGAGGAATCGGTCATCACGATTCCCTTGAGCAACCACCACTCACCGAGGCCGATGTGGTTGATGAACTGATTGCCTAGATAGCTAGCCATGTGAGTTCCCTCCTTAGCCTGCTAATCAGGGCGTGACTTTGATGTTGATGTTCTGGCGCGGGTCCTTGCAGAGCAGGTTGCAGAAGCTGTAGAACCGGATCTCCATGCCCGAGTCGCTCGGCGTACGGAGCCAGACCTTGCCGTCCATGTCCCAAACCTTGACGGCCTTGCCAACCGAGAGAAGCTCCCAGGTGTCGAGGTTCACGCCCGCGATGGTGTCGGCTGGGCAGGTGCGGTCAGGAAGAACCACAACCGGGCCAGTCGAACCAACGATCTGGATGCCCTCGAACCCGAACTTGCCATCGACAGAAACGTCGACAAGCTGGACCTTGCTACCGAGCTCGTCAGCAAGCTTCTTGAACTGCTTGAACGGACAGAAGTAGTGGCTAAGCTCGCCACCGATCTCACCAACCTGCTCGATGCCGGCCATGAGGGTCGACACGAGCGAGTTGCCCGAGGTCCCGTCGAGCCAGTTTCCTGCGAGGCGCTGCGGGCTGGACGATCGGTTTACCGAGAGGAAAGAGTCAGTAACCGCGACCCCGCCGTACGGAATCCAGTCCTTGAACCCATTCATCTTCAGGCCCCGGTCACCAGAGACGAAGAGGTAGTCGGTCGCTTGAACCGAAGTGATCTGGGTCGTGATGTCGACGCGAGTCGCGCTTGGAGTCGGCGTGGTGCCAACGTCGAAGGTTCCGCCAACATAGTCGACCGCGCAGATGTACGCGGTACCAGTCCGCAGCGAGCCGCCAGACGGCGCAGTCGCGGCGATGATGGTCATCCCAACTTCGAAGTTGAGAATGTCCTTGGTCACCTTCATGGTGACGCGGCTGTTGGTCACGCCGCCACTGGGCGTGCTGATCGAGCCGATCTGACCGCGGTTACCGTCCGAGGTGCGGTACATCGAAATCGCGACGTCGTTGCCGAAGTTCACGAGCTCGTTGTCCGCGATGAACGCAACCGCCTTGACGAAGGCGCCCTTGTTCGATCCGGACTGAGCGATGATCTTCGAGCTTACCGACGCGTTCGCGAAGTTCTCGTTGAGCGGAACCTTGAAGACGAACGGGAGTTCGCCGGTTAGTGCCTCAGCAGTCGTTACCGCTGAGTACGTCGCGGACCGCGCTTGGCCCGAGCCGACGTTGATCGGATGCACGTATTCACGGCCATCCGAACTTTCGTTTTTCGGCACCATCGCCATGAACTTGTTCTTCGTGAACAAGGTGTTGACGATTGCGTCGGGAGAATAGAGCTCCTTGAGGATGGAATCTAGAGATGCGCTGGTGTTGCCCAAAGCCATTGGAATATCACCTACTTACGAGGGGGTGGATTCCGGTATGGCGTTTGGCTTAGCTACTACGGCGCCCGGTATTTTTGCTTCTGAGCGGAAGCTGATTAAGGCGGAGGATACTGTGGGATGTTGGCAGCGTCAACATTTTGAATCCGCTGCTTCGATTTCCAGATCAAGAACTCCAACATCGTCTTGGAACCCTTGGACAAATTGCACGGCGCGCACGCCGGTACCAAGTTAGAGATCGTGTGTGCGCCGCCGCGGATAAGCGGCGTAGCGTGGTCGACGTGTTCAAATGGCCCGTAGCAGTAGAAGCAGCGGTTGCCGAAGAGGGCCACGCGCTGTCGCAGTTCGGCGGCACTGACTCGCGTCGACGCTCCGCCAGTCCTCAAAGCGCGACGCTTTGCCTCGCTTAGCAGCGAGGAGAGTTTGGTTTTCTCCGGGTCTTTCGCCTTGGACTTTCGGACAGTCTCACGCGCTCGTTCGCGGTCTTCTTCGCGCCACTTCTGGTGGTAAGCCAGGATCTTGTCGCGATTCAGCTCATAATGTCGCCCATGGTAGGCGAGTCTCTTATCGCGGTCTCGTTGATAGGCTGCCTTTCGTCGCCTCTTTCGCTCCGCCTCCGGCAACATCCTCGGATGGCCGGCCTCGTACACGCGACGGCATTCGATGGAGCAGCACTTGTTCCCCAGCTTCTCCATCCTCCGATTGCGATAGAACGGCTCACCACACTGGATACAAGGAACCCTTCGTTCCTCCTCCGGCCTCCACCCCATCAGATCCCGAGCCGCTTCAAGAACGAATCAAGCTCACCGTCGCGCCCGCTGCGATGCTGGTGAATCACCTGCGTTTTCGCGCCGGTGCCACGGACGGGACTCTGGATGACGACCTTGCTAGATAGCGCGGGCGCTGCGGGCGGGGCCGCTGCGGCGGGCGTGGCGGCCTTGGCGACGGGCGCAGGGGCGGGCGCAGGGGCGGTCGGAGCTGGCGCAACACCGAACTCCGAACTCAGTTTCTTCAGCGCCTTAGCGGCCCTCAGCGCCTCAACCTGCTGGGCGTAGAACTGATCCTCCAGGTCGGCGGCAGCGTCCGCGGGCGGGATGAACTTCCCAGTCTCCTGGTGATACTCCTTCATCTTCTGATACACGAACGCAGCGGCGCGGTTAGCGTCACCGCCGTGGATAGCTAGCAGAACCTCGTGCTTCTCGGTACTGATGGCCGGAAGCACCTTCGAAGCAACCGCACCGGCCTCTTGCCAAGCGAGCGCCTGACGCTGTTGCTGCTCGAGAAACTCCTGCTGCTGCTTGATGTACGGTTGAAGACGCTCCTCAACCTTGGCCTCAACCGGGTCGACAGGCGGCGGCGCCGTGGGGTTTGCGAGATAGTCCGAGTAGCGTTTGAAGTATGCGGCTGGGTCGATACCCGCTGCCAAAAGTACGCTCTCGGGATTCTGTTGCCAGGAGCCGGTCGCCTTCTGAAAGGCTTCGGCGCGCGCCGCAGTTTCGGCTGCGCGGTGCTCGGCTTCCTCGGCTAGCTTCTGCCGCTGGCGCGCGGCGCGCTCGGCCTTGCTGGCTTCGCCTAGCTTGGCGATGTACGCCTTACGTTCCTCGGCGGTTGGGAGGCCGGGCGCTGGGGCCGGGGGCTCCGCGGGAGCCGTGGTGGGCGCCAGAGGGGGCGGCGCGGCTTCTGCGGCAGGAGCCTCCCGCGGAGGCGTCTCACCGCCGCCGTCGCGAAACTCAATCGGCACTTCGCCAAGATCCTGGATCTGGTCAAGCGATCCGATGCCAAGCGACGCCATAGCGTTAGCCAGTCGCTCGTCAGATGCGGAACGGCTAATGGCCGTGGCGCCGGGGTCCTTGAGCGCTTGCGCCTGGCGGTTGAGGTCGGCGGACGAGGTGTTGATGCCCTGCTCTACGGGAGCTGCGAGTTCTTCAGACATTAGTGGTCCTTACTGAGGTGGTGGAGGTCCAGGCGGCGCAGGAGGCGGCGCGCCAGGGGGTGGGGCGCTACCGTCCGGCGGCGGCGCACCCTGACCCATATCTTGCGGCATCCCGCCAGGCGGGACAGCCGGCGGCGGAGGCGCAGGCGGCGCCTGCTTCTGAATAAGATACTGCACGTCCTGGCAGTACTGGTCGATTAGGTCAAGCGTGTCTTGGGGCAGTCCCTTAAGCTTTGCATCAACATAGGTCTTCGCCGCGACAGAGAACGCCTCTGGCAGGTTCATCTTGTCGGTGGGTGACCATTCGGCCTTGTAATCGCCCGTCTCCTTGATCTTCGCAAGCGACGCCATCGCAAGCGCCTTGGTCGACGTCTCAAGGTCGGTCATCTGCCGCAGGTCAGGCAGATCCAGCAGCGTCATGAACCACTCGTTGTCGACTAGGCCCATGTCCTTGAACGACTGGAGGGTCTCAATGCGCCCCGTCGGCGTGGACGGCAGGCCAGAGAACTGATACACCGCAATTTTGAAGCGGTCTCTTTCGAGATCAACGTCGGCCCACTTCACACGAGTCAGCGACCCGCGGTCCTCGACGTTGAGCTCGGCCTCGTCGCCCAAATCCTTGGACATGTCGACGATGACGTGCGCAATCTCAGTAAACCACTGCTCCCACCGCTGGGACACAACCTGGAAGCGTCCCGTGGCGATGTCAGTCGCCTCGCGCTGTCCAACGGCAGACTCAACGCCGGGCTGTTTCTGCCCCTGCGCCATGTTCTGGTTCACACCGACGATGTTGTACGCGCGCTGCTCAAGAGCCCAAACGTGCTGGTAGACCTCGTTCGCCATCGCCTGCTGCGGCACGCACGTTGGTGGCTGCTCGCCCAGGTACTCAACAGCGCGGCCAATGTCGTTGGCGAGCAGGTGGTCCCACTGAACCATCGCCGTCTTAGGCACGAAGTACACCGGTGCAGCAACGAGGTCCTGTGCGATGTCGATGGTGCGAAGGAGTTTGTTAATGGTGCGCTGGATACGGCCGATGGAGTGACAGATGCCGCGGCCCCAGAACCCCATCGGCGCGTGGTACATGCGCCAAAAAAGAATCGGGTAGTAGTCCTTGTCGTACTCCTCGTCGAACAGCGTGACGCCGTTCACGCAGATGGAATGTCGCCCGTCCTTCGCCTTGGCCCCGGACTTCAAGTGCCAGGACTCGTAGCACGGGATGACGTCGGCGACGCCGCGGTTTGCCGCCAGCGCAGACGGCATCTCCACCGCGCGAATGGCCGTCTCGTGCTTGGGAAACATCGTGCAGAGCACGTCGCGGCTAACGAACTTCTTCTGGTGGATCTGACAGGGCTTCTCGCGCTGGCCCTCAATGTCGTCGACCAGGATCTCGTTGATGTAGACCCACTCGCACCGAACACGGCCCTCTTCCTTGTCCAGGAAGAACCTGAGTGCGCCGGTCCCATACACCGCCGCATCTGTGAACACGCGCTCAGCGATGTTGTAGACGTCGGCATCCTCGATTACCGCGCCAACGTACTTCGTCAACTTGCCAGCCTTGAGGAACGTGTGGTAGTCGGCTCCGTCCGTGAGGAACATGGGCTTAGGCTTGTTCTTCGCGATCATGCTCGCTGCCGAATCGACAGCGTTCTGAACAACGTTCAGCGTGATGCGTGAACCTGACCCGAAGTCTCCAGTCCGGTCGAAGTTCTCGCCCATCGTCGCGTAGACGGTGAACGGGTCCACATCCGAATACATCAGGTGGTGCGCGTAATTCTGACGACGACGACCGGAGGAGTTGTCCTCGATGCGGTCGGCGACCTGCACAACGCGCTGCCAAAGGTCCTCGGACGGCGCTAGCCACCAACGCAGGTCCTCATCGGTCGGCCCCTTGGCCCGCGAGGAACCGCGAATCTCCTGCTTGACAGGGCCAGCCTTACGCTCGGTAACCGTGACCCTGGGCTTCAATTGCCCACCGGAGAAACGCCGAAGTTAACGAAATTGTGGTACCTTTCGTCTTGTTCGATCGCGTCGACGTCTAGTTCGTCGGGCGCTGGGCGCTTCCGCTGGGGCTGTTCACCTTCGAACGGGTCACGTGAGACAGCCTGTGCCACTGGGCGACCGGCGACAGGCGACATCTCAAGGACGATATCGCCGACGACTACGCGCCGAATTCCCTCATCCTTAGCGACCTTTGCGAGCGCGCGGATGTATTTGGGGCTGGGCCGTTCTGTGACATCCGACATGTGCCGGATAGTGCCACCAACTGGTCAAGAAAGTCAATGTGCCGACTTCAGGAGACTGCAAGCGACTTCAGACGCCGAGCGGAACCGCGTCCTCCGGCTTGTGATCTTCGCAGAAGTAGATACGACCTGGCCTGTCTGGCGCACGGAGAGACCATGCGGCGACGTTCTCGCACTGTAAATCATACGTTCTGCCATAGTCGCAGCGCAGGTGCCTCTGCTCGAACCAGACGCGCGACCAGCAGCGCGCGCAACGGTTGGTGCGGTCGGTGTTCCCGCACACTTCGCAGGCCCTCACCGGTCGGCGCGCGCGCGGCGGTTTCCAATACCGCTCGATGCACTGCCGCATCGCGGCCGCACCAACCGGGTTCTGAGAATGGACCGTCGGCTTCTCTTTCGGCCAAAGCCCCGTCTCCGCCATCCAGACGCAAAGTTCGTAGCCGGTCGGCGCCGACCGGTCCTCATCGTAAACGCCCGGCTCGACCTCGAACATGCCGAGGTCGTGGTCGAGGCTCGCGAAGGCGACGTTGCCGATTGCGAGCAGCGCCTTCGCCTCACGCACGCTGCGCACGTGCGTCCATGAACGGTCAGGCGGATCGCGAACGTCGTCGAGGAAGAGCTTCACCTGGAGCGTGGGCGAATCGTCCATGGGACGGAGTTTACCACAGTCATTCCGCAACGACCACAGGCGACGCTTCCTTCGCGCCGTAGCCGAGCAGATCCATCAGTCGATCCATCTGCATATCGGCTACGGCGCGGCGCAAGCTAGAGACCTTCCCGGCGCGCAGCAGAAACAGCGGCGACGAACACTTCGTCTTGGTTGCACGAAGTGCGAAGTCCTTCTGCACCTCGATATCCTTGATGGAATCGTAGGCGCCTTCGAGGTACGACACCAGCCGCTCCACTCGTAGTTTGGCATCCTCCACCATAGGTGCGAACTCCGGGAAGGCCGTGAGAACTTCACTCGTCTCACCTGACCGCGCGATTTCGACGAACGACTTGAGGCTCAGACCGTCCTTCGCGTGGTGAAGCGCGACATAGCCCGGGTGCTTGGCCTTGACGCGGTTGAAATTGCCGTCTACGACGACATACCCCTCTTGTGCCAGAGGATTCATGCCAGCGAACGAGGCGGCGATGTCCTCGAAGGATTGAAGTGGGAAGCTGCGTACGGCCCGCAACCATGTGCCGAAGTCGTTGACCGCCATCTCTGCACTGACCTGTTCCTGAGTGTCGATCTCGCGGGCTCCAAGAAGCGTCAGTCCAAGTGTAGCATGTGGCACTACAATGCGGTTCAACGGCGACGTCAGCTCAAAGAAGTAACACCTGTTGTTGGGGATTGGCAGTTCACCATCGAGCTCAGCAACGGCGCGGTGAAAAAGATCACTGAACCGCTCACCAGACATGTGGACATCGCCGCAGCCGTCCGGCGTCCCCGACGTGGCCACATGCCATTCGCCGCCGTACGGGTAGAGGACGCACAATGACCCGTCGACCTTCTCCTGCACCTGAGCAGTGCTCCAGTCGATCTGGGCGGCATGTCCTTCGCCGTGGTTGAAAAACTTGTCGAAAGCACGTGAGACGACGCGCCAGTCCTGAGACTCGTCCAGGATGATCCCGCGGCACTCTTGGACAATTCGTTCGCTAAACGGCGACTCGATCTGGTTGTACTTGAGCAGGACGAGGTTAGAGTGCTCGCCGTGCCTTCGCGCCTTGATGGCGTACTTGGTCAGTAGGTCGTCGAGAGTCCCGCCGGCGCGAAGAAACTTCTGTACCTCTAGTTCGCTCACCACACCCTCCACATCATCGCGAGTAGCACGCCCACAATAGTCATCCAGGTAACGGTCACTGCACCGCCGCAGACAAGCGCGGCGCAGCCGACTGCGGTTCGTGCGTCACTCATGCCATCACCATAGTTACGACGCGGGCGGTGTCAAGGCCCGCCCGTTCACCCTCCAGCCCTATACTTCCGCACAATCTCCCGCGCTTCAGCCTCTTCATCCATCCGATCAAAGATGTCGTACTCATCGTCCCGAGCGATCGGACGAAGCTGCTTCTTCAGCCTAATCATCCTTGCAGCCGCGTCAACGACCTCGGGCTTCAGATCCGGAACCATGCTGTGATGATGTAGGGAATCCCGCCACGCGTAAAGCGCACTGTGGCCTAAATGATCATCGAACTTCTCATCCATCTTGAGCACGCCGTCTTCCTCGAGCTTCTTCTTGTTCCAGGTGAGGCGCTCCCACTCCTTGATGAGTTCTTCGTTCACGCCGCCAAGCGTAACGACCTTGATACGACCAGCCAAGAAGTCCGAGTTCATGCGCGCGATCGCGTTCTCCTTCTCCGCCTTGTCAGCAGCGAAGATAGGCAACTCGAACTCGCTCTGAAGAGACATCGCAAGCTGCTTCGAAGCGCCGCC